TGATTTTGTTTTTCGTTTCCAGTGAGAATGTGTTTGATGGTAATCGTCCACGATTACCATGTGAAAATGAGGATTTGCCTTCAGACTTATAACGTGTAATCAGGCGGTTGATAGTACGAATAGAACAATTTAGTTTTAATGCCGCACGGCGTTTATTGCCAGAATGATCAACCAGTTCTTTAATAATGTTGTATTTGTTTTCTTCCATAGGGGTTAATATAATCTTTTTCATATTCAATCCAATCTAATGGAATGAATCATAACAATTCCTTTCTATAAATGGGGCATTTTCCCTTTCGGTTCATTAAGACAATATCAACTTCGATTCAGACTCGTGCCGTTTTATTGCTCTATCTGTTGATTTATTCAGGACTCAATGATATATTATATGTAAAGACATGGCCTGTACCCATTGGCGCGGGGTGTCTTTTTTTATTTATATCTTAGTATTCTAACAATTTCATCATCCTTAATTAGAATGATATCGGCCGGAACATCAATGCTTCCTTTTCGTGTCATTCTTTTTTCTATAATCTTAATTGCATCATCCAAATTAATATCATTTGATTCAAATTTTAAAATAATTCCACCAGGATTATCACTAATTTGTTTTAATCCATGCCGAATTGCGTGATCACACGCTTTTTCCGTAGTAACATTCTTTAAATCCCAATAATTCTCGAGCCATACGTAATCAGGATTAGCTATATGGGGTGTATTTTTCTCATTTATCAGGATAATATTCCCTCCAAATTTTCTATGCAAGAATTCTGCTGCACTAACTTCACTGGCATGCTCGACTAAATTGTATCCTTTATCATAAGTAATTGTCCCCCGAAACGGATCTGCAGTTGTTAAATATTCTTTTAATACATCTTTATATTTATAATTTAAATCAGAATGCTTACTTGCATATATCTCTCTTCTTCTTGCATTTCGTTCTTCTTTTATTTGAGGATACATCTGTCTTCTAATTGCATTCAACTTATCTAGAGATGTTTTACCATCTGCACTATCATAGATTAATTTAAATTTATATGGATCATACCCTTCCACATTACTTTTGCCATCAAAACGTATTGCAAACTCACAATCACAGTTGGCATGAATATGTTCAGCATGCTCACCTCTTAGAATTGCTTTACTAGCAGGCATCCACCCCAAAGATGATAAATGCATACAAAAAGCGCAAGTATCACCATGTGAAACCCACGCCCACTCTGCGTTATCACGTTTCGCATTTTTTAGCATCGTATCAGAAGCTGCCGTTTTAACAAGTCTCTCTATTGCCGGAATCATGTTCAGCGTCCCTTGTGTTTTCAAAAGTGCGCCAGCAACTTCATGACGATTAGCAATTGCTGCAGGCTCAGCAGGATTAACATATGCCCCTTGTGCCTCAGCTAACGCATCATACATTTGACATGCTAATTCAGAACCAGCTTCACCATATTTCATAACGAGAGCATGTGCATATGTTATAACCGACTCAATATCATTTAATCCATGTTTATCAATGTATGCTTGCAATAATTCTCCAGCTTTTGTATTGATTGCAGACAGCTTACTAACGTATTTCTGCCAATCATTCGCTGATATCTGCATTGAATTCTTCACTCAATACTTGAGTGCCTCTAGAGCGCTGCTCCTGTGCATTAATTCTGCGGATATCTGCCTGATCAAAGCCAACCATTTCTAGGAATGTATCTGTTTGACTAAAGTTTGGACGAACACTTGCAATTTTAACAGCTGCATCTGCTGTAACAGATACAGATGGCATTGCTGGATTTTTAAAATGCGGAACAATGCTTTCTTCTTCATCTGTCAGCTTATCTAGTTCTACCCCACGCACTATAGCTTGCGCCATTCTAGCAATAACCTTTAGGGCATCACTGTTAGTCGTATTTAATTGTTCCGCAAGTAAAACAAGAGTTTGAGATTGTGCAAGAATCGCATCACTAGATGTAGGATTAGCATCATTTACAACGCCTGTATCAGTGACTGTCAATCCAGTCGCAGCACTAAATTGTGTTGCCAGCATGCGTAACATTTGAACGTGCGGTTCTAATGTTCCTTGTGAAAGTTGCCCAAATTCAGGAGTTTGACCAGTATCAGGATTTGTTGTTCCAGCAATGATTGAACCAACATATGTTTTGAACTTCTCATTTATCAATGCATCATATTGTTCATCTGTAATTCCTAATAGATACTTTTGTGGAGTAGTAGAAAATTCTAATGCAATTGATGCATTTGCAACCGTTCTAACATATCCTTCAATCAATCGTCTAACTGGTTCTTTAATTCTTGATCTACCAAATGGTTTATCACTTGTAGCATTCCAAACAAGTGGCTCCATCAATGGTCTTCCCATTATATGTGGGAATTTCTCTGCCTCCCATTCATTAGAGTCTGAAATTTTAGTAAGTTCCCAAATATCAGTATCGGTATATAAATTTACATGTGAAGGTTTATACATTTGGTCTTTGTTATCAATTTTTGTATCGATAATAGCAAGTCCACAATCAATTCTTCCCTTTTCTCCATTCCAAATTGCAGAAGCAGTCAATGGTGAGTGAAAGCGAATTTTGCAACCAATATCCTCATCTGCTGATAATGTAGCGAATGTACATCCATACTTGAGCTGGTCTTTACATGCCTTCATGTATTCGGATATCAAACGATTATCACTCATTATCTTCTGTAATAAGTCATTGTTTTTTCCATTGGAACTAACAAAGCCGTCAAACATGGAACGTGCAGCTAACACATCAACTGTCTTTGCTCCCCATTCACATCCAATTTCAAGACTATTTAAACCATTTGGAAGTGCAATTCCCAAATTGACATCAGACAATCTAACATGACCACCATAATATCGATTCTTCTTATCATTGCTACTTTTATGATTATCCCAAAGTTTAATTAATTTTCTTAGCTTTACCTCTTCAACAGATGGCAGGCCATGTATTTTTCCAATTCCTAACGTGAAATTCATTTTACCTCCTAACCAATTCGCATTTTGCGTTTTGGATCTCGCTTACTTGTTTTTGCTCCCCATAACGCTAATGCACATGCCTCAATAGGGATTGAATTACTACCACCAAAGCCATATCCACCACCAATAGAACGCTTGGTTGAATTTATGGCGCTATCATTTAAATCTTCTTGGTATCGATACCACGTAAGACTATTTTCGTTAACACTATCAATTAATAGAGTTGCTGCCGAAATCATATCCTTTGCATTTGGCCTGATTATTGACGACTTTAATCTCCACGTTTCAGAGATTCTATCAATCAATAAATCAACACCATTTCGGCCATCAATCACTACACAAGAAGCATCGTGATAACGTTCGTTCAACCAATCACTCAACCACCTTGTGCTTTGTGATGTGGACTTTCTTTCAATCTGCGATATTCTTGCAGGACCATTTTCCGGAATCACAGCACCGCATAAACACACCTCGGTTCCATCAATCGAGAATTTAATTCCATATGCTGTTTTTCCTTCCGGCTTACTTTCGTCCGAAATACATTTATTCCATGCATCTTTATCGATTGCATATTCTTCTTTATTTTCTAAAATTGGAGACCACCACCCTAATCGTTCACGTGCAAACGTATCAGCATCCATCTGTTCACATTCAGAAGCAATTGTGCTTTCTAAGATTCTTCTACCAAGTGCCGGATTCGTTCTGTACCATCTGCTTCTATCGTTCACATCTCCTATTTCTTTTTCAGAGAACTCAGACCAGGATGTGTTGTCGCTCTTTCCGCTAATTGCTTTATCTCGAATCTTTCTAAAAACAGTTCCTTCGCAATGTTCATCCGGTGGAGTTCCAATATAAATCGTTTGTGGATTTTTACTTGCTGCAAGTGCAGGAAGAAATGAAGCTTGTTGTTCTGTCGTCAATTCCTGTGCTTCATCGAAAATTAAAAGGTCGCCATGAAGACCACGACCACCATTTCTTGTTCTAGCAACAAAAACAATCCTTCCACCATTTTTTAAAATAATCTGTTCTCTGCCTAAAGCATTTCTAATCTCTCTAACATACTTGCTTAATTTCGGACTTTCAAAGAGTCCTCGTAATTCCAAAAATGTCTCAGTTGCAGTTTTTTGTAAATGAGCAGTGTAGACTACCCATTCACCGAATAGAATCATGCCCGCTGCACTTCTCCCAGAAACATTTAGTGTTTTTCCATTTTGTCTAGGAACAGATAATCCACATGTAGAAGAAGACCACAGTTCTTCTTCGTTACGCCCCATCCAATCTAGCATTGCATTCTCTTGCCACGGATCAGGGCGAAGCTTACCAATCTTTAAAATCTTAACAGCATCATCACCATCTGAGTATTCGTAATCTGGAACGATTCTAACGGACGGCTCCTGACTTCCCATCAGCTTCTCTCGTTGACAAGATTTCACTGATTTCATCATCACTATCAGTCATCCCTTCTATCTGTTCTATCTCGTTGATTGTTTCTCGATACTGTTTTGCAATTGGTCCTAAATCTTTAGGCGGCAAGCCAGAATCAATCTGATCAGCAAGAACCAAAGCAAGTGCTTTGAGCATTTCCAATCGTGATTTTTTCTTTGTTATTCCTTTTAGTTTTGCCACCTAATTACCCCTTTCAAAATTTCCCTGTGTGTAAATCGGCGCTCACGGCCCTGAGTCGCCTCGCCTTACGGGAGGGGTACTACCCCACCTATTGTGGAAAACTACCAATCCCCATCTTTTATAGTAGGTTTCTTTTGTGCTAAATTCGTTGTATTTATGCCGATTTTGTCGCTTTTTAGCTGATTGCAGATATAATGTGCTGCTTGTAGATTATTCCAATCCTCTGCCGCTTCTCTTGCGCTAGTGTAACCGAACTGTTTCCACTTCGATACAGGCTTTATTTCATCAACTACAAACGACAGTGGAAACATATGGTTGGATGGTTCATCATAATGAATCGGTCCAAGTCTACCTTTGCATATTCCGCACTGGCATCCCATTGCTTTTAATCGTGCCCTGTTTTTACGTCTTAAATTGCCGTTAGCATATCTTGGATTTGTTTTCATATTTAAATTAGGGCAGTTGTCTACATAAGAGTGAATAAATGAAAGAGTCTCACACCATGCCACATATAGAAAAAGAACAGCCCTGCCCATGCAACTGTTCTTTTTCTACATTAGCATATTAACACATACAAAGCGGACATTGGCGGACACTAGCGGACACTTTCTAAAAATCTATAAAATTTTTTCCTACAACTATCCGAATCAGATGTTGAATAAATCTTTCTTGCAGTATCTTTCCACGATAATCCATTCATAAAATGCCATCTAACTATTATTTGAATCTCTGGATTATCAATGGTATCTACCCAATCTAATATTCTCTTCATTTGGACCGCAATTTCTTCAACCTTTTCTTGTAGTTCTTGGTTTAATTTTTCTATCCTGTAGAATGCCTGTCTTGTTGGGTCTCCTGGTATGTTCGACTTTGTTCCAATCTGCCCAATTGGTGGAGAAGATATTGGAAAATACATCTGTCTAATCTGTTCTTGAATTGCCTGTGCTTGCATTTGTAGATAGCGATAATTCTTTAACTCTTCAATTGTAATCATGCTTCACCCTTCTAGCTATCTTTTTTTCTACCCAACGCAAACGATCTTCCAGAACAAAGAGTTGAAATGTATTAACTTCCGCAAACTCATGTCTGCGATGCGCTTCCTTAACTCTTGCGATTTCCTTTTCTAGCTCATTTCTTTTTCTTCTAAGTAGCACGAGTTCGATTTCCTCTTTCTTAGTCATTATCATCTACACCTGCAATTCTCGTCGCTACCATAATGAATACTCCGAAGAACACTCCACATGTGAAGGATATAATAGCAACCATCATCATTTATCCTCCGGCATACATAACATAACTGTATCTCCCCAAAAGCTATTGCTGATTAAATCGTCCATAACCTCTTGTGCTACCGCTTTGTCTGA